ATGCGCACCGAAACGGATGACGGTGCGGCGCTACGGACTCAGGCGGCGGCATGATCACCGGCATCCCGATAAAAATTCGCGGCGCAATGGTCACATCGTCGAGCGTTGCATACCCGGACACCGGCGAAACCGCCTGGGCGAACGCCACCGTTTACGCCGTAGGCGACACGCGCTCGTACCAGATCGGCGATCTGTACCACAAATTCGAATGCAAGCTCGCGCACACCAGCGACACAGCCACGGGGAAAATCCCCGAGGCATATCCGGATGACGAAACGAACGCGTATTGGATAGACCTCGGCGCGGTGAATAAATACGCGCCGTTCCACCTGGAGCGCAACACGCAGAACGACGCGCCATCGCCCTACGTGGCGAGCGTCGATCCGGGAGAGCGGGTGCGGCACATCGCCATCGGCAACATCATTGCCGATGAAGTCACGCTCGAAATTTTCGACCAGGCATCCGCGCTGGTTTACACAGAAACGCAAAGACTGCTTGTGCGCATCACGCCGACCATCAACGATTGGATTTTTGCGAAGCACCGGCAAATCAAGGAGACGTTGTTTTCAGACTTACCGACATTCACGACGCACACATTCAAGCTCACGTTCACCCGAGCTGCAGGCAACGTCCGCGTCGGATCAATCATCCCGTCCGTCGGATTCGAAATCGGATCAGCGCAATATGGCGCCGGAGTGCAACGCGAGAATTTATCGACGATTAACCGCAGAACCACCGGTGAAGTACGCCTCAAACCCCGCCGGAATGTCCCGAGCACCGATCTCAATCTCATCATCAGAAAAGAGGAGATCGACCGGATCGCCCAACTGATCGACGACCTGAATGCGGCTGTTACGTTTTGGTCTGGCATCGTACAGCGGACGGACGGCTATTTCGAGAGCCTGTTCATCATCGGGATTTGTAGAGATTTTAAGTATTCGATCGAATATCCGACGCATGTCGCTGGATCTATCAAAGTCGAGGAACTATAAACATGACAATAGCAAACATCACCGCAGCACCCGACGAAAACGACCCAGCCAACCTGGCCAGTGAGATCGACAAATTCATCACCGAGATCAAGGTCGCGATCCCGCAAATGAACGCGGACATTGCGACGACAAACACGAATGCAGAAATATGCGCAACACAAGGCCCGCTTGCCGTTGCCGCCGCCGCAGCAGCCACGGCTGCTGCAAATGCAACAGCCTGGGTTAGCGGTACATATAACGCAAACGTATCTGCAATCAGTCAGATCGATTTCCAGACGTATCGCAATATGTCCACCGGGTTGCGCACAATAGATCCCAAAAACGATCCAACAAACTGGGTGAAAATATCTGGGGCACCCAGCGGTAGCGGCGCAGAAACCCGCACAACATCCGCCACGCTGACTGCTGCCAGTGCAGCAGTGCAGATACTCAACATGTCCGGTTTCGGCAAGGCGCTTACCTTACCTGATGCAAGAACACTCACAAAAGGTGCAACTCGCTTCGTGGCTAATAATCTGCGCGGCAAGTACCCCGGCGGCATCATTGATGGTAGCGGGCGCGTGCTCGGCCAGGTGAATGACGGCGAGTTGGTCGAGCTCCATCTCGACGACAACTCAACCGCTGCCGGGGTTTGGTCGTATACCGGCAACCTCTCTCCGTGGTTTATCGACTCCGATACGGGTTTTTCGATTTCGTCTGCGTCGACTGTCTCGACAGCGAATATTGACGCTACGCGCGGATTGCTGTTTTACACAAAGCCAACAACAAACTACCCTGCTGTCCGCTTAATCAAAGACAACGGGAGCGGTGTTGCGCCGACGGTCAGCAACGAATTAATCCTGAAATCCGCAGTTACAACGGTAGATGGCGGCAACGTTGTACTGGTCGGCACGAGTAATCGGCTACTTGTACGATTAAATGATAGCTCTGTGGTCTGCGTCGATATATCTACTCCTGGGAGCATTACCGGCGGTGCGGATGCGGCGCTGACGTTCACCGGCGGCACGCTCTACGGCATTCGTGCGCTGGATAATCAATACCTGGTTGCGGTTGTGACCGATTCCGGAGCGACGCTATCGCGCGCGAAATGTATCGATTGCGGCGCATCCGGTACTGCCGTTACTGTTGGCGCGGAAGCAAATACATCAAGCTACACTTATGCGCCGGTGTTTTATTATGCTGAGAAGGCCGATGCGACAACCCTCGGAGTCTTCGGGCAATACAACAACGGGACGGCAAAGTATGCGATATTGCACTCACTGACAAGGACATCTGGCACGGCACTTTCGTGGTCAGCCAATGCTGGGAATCCTACAGGTTACAAAACGACAGATACAGCCCAACTCACCACGACATTTTCCCTGGCTGCTGACAAAATCATGTTGCCGTTCTACGCAAACTCCGATGCCGGGCGCTATGTGGTTGTGACATTTGCAGCATCGTCCACACCAACATTCGGATCTGTTGCTAACAGCGGCGTGACCGCATCGGGGCGCGCGCTCACAGTTGCCGGATCGCCGGATCGGACAAAATATGTCGCCGTGGCTAATAATGACGCCTCGGCAAACAGTATGGAAATTGTCACAGTTTCCGGCACAACGGTAACTGTTGGCGCGCCCACTCCAGTGACTTCCGGAGGTATCAATATCGGTGCTAATATGCAGGCAGCAATAGATAACAACGGGCGCGGTTTTGTGACCTGGAAATCATCAATATGGAATTCCGGCGGAAACGACAAAGTCAGGTTGTTTACAACATCCGGAACGACGCCGACATTCGGCACCGAACCAACCGGCGCGCCGTCAGGGCAATTCAACGGACTCGACACAAGCTTCTCCGTTCAGGACTATCAGATCTACTGCGGCTCGGGTGTTTTTTATAAAGTTTCGTACGGTGGCAGCAGTCCGTATACATCGTTGCATCAGTTGTTTACGGTCAACGCCGACGCGACAGAAAATTTGCTGGCGGAGGTTCCGTCGTTTACCTCGGGCATGCCATTCCAGGAAGTCTCTGGCGGTGTTGCCGGGGTGTATGTAGCGACAGCAACGAATACCGCAGCATTCCCGCCTAAACAAAATTTCGCGGTATTTTCCGGTGGCGGTTACAAGATGGGCATGAGTAAATACTGGGGCAGCGGGCTGAACTTTACCAACAATCTAGCCGGCCCGAACAGCCGCCCGCTGCGGCTGAGTTTTCAGCACCCGGACACAAGGGGCATCCGGAACGCAACTATCCGCACATATCGATTCGCAGAGGTATAAAAAATGGATATTTTAATCACACAGGCCTGTGAGGTTGCTGCAATAGATGCAGAGATAGTCATGCATTCGGCCGGGGTTTATGTGCTAAGTGATGGCACCGTATACCCGCCAGGCCTGACGCTGATTAAAAACGTATCGCCACCGGGGAACTCGGATGTGGTGCGATTGCAATATATCGATGGTGTTTTTAGCGAGCTTCCGGCGCTGCCTTCGCCGCCATTGCCCGTGCCGCAATCGGTTGATCCACTGCGAGCAATCTACCTATTGGATCAAATGGGACTGAGCGCGGCTTACGCCGCTTGGCGCGATGCGCCGGGGCGAACGGTGCTGGAGCAGGAAACGCTGCTCCGTGCGAAAGTGTGGGAACGCGACAACCCGGTTTTGATTGCCGCAGCAACCGCGATGGGCATTACATCCGAACAACTCGATCAAATGTTTATTGCAGCACAATAGGAGGCAGCATGGGACGACAAAGAAAATTTCCAAAAACCCCGATCATACTCGGGGAGATACGCGGCAGCAACCTATCGTATGTCGCCGCAGCGGCGACATTTACCGGGCTATCGTATCAATCCAGCCCGAACCCAAGTTTCCCCGGCAAAGTGCAAATTTACCATGCGACCAATGTCCACGGCCTTACCACCTCGCCAGCCGTTGGGAGCCGCGTGTGGGTGTCCTGGGCGGGCGGTAATGGCGTTGCAGGGTTCCAGAATATCCTCGCGGTAGATAGCACGGTCGGCATAACAATCGATATGGCTTACGCCGTTGGCCTCGGTACGCCGACCGTTGCGCTTGCTGGGACAGCCGCGACGGTGGCTGAGACTGTTACTGTCCCGGCAAATGTAATGGGGCTGGATAGATCAATCATTATGTATGTGTGCGGGTTGCTCACAGCATCTACAAACAATAAAACGGTCTCGACTGTTTTCGGGAGTAGCACGATCAATCTGGTTACCACAGCCGCAGGGACAATCACGATGCTCAACGCTATCCAATCAATCTGGAATGATGGCGCAACTAATGCGCAGCGGAGTACCGGGGTTGCTGGCGGAGGATCGTCTGCCAATAATTTTTTAACGGGAACGCAGGACACAACGGTCGATTTTACAATCGGGCTGCGACTCACGCCAGCGGCCGCAAATGAGCCGATCCGAATTTATAGAGCGGAGGTGGTTTTGCAATGATAAAAAAATACGATGCTGATGAGTTAAATTTAGCGCAGCAGGAAAATGATGCGCAGTCCGCGCAGATCATTATCGAGCCTGACGGATCGATAACAGTAAAAACCGGCGCGGATCGGGACGATCTCGAACTGCCGCAGGGGTAGGTTTAAAACCAGGAGGTAATCATGATTGGCTTAGACGTAATCGGCAGCACAAACATGGAAGCGGCGGTGACATCGAGCGCCGCCGTGTTCTCGCCATCGCTTGATGGAGGATGGTATCAGGTAGCAGTATGGGGCGGCGATGTGTATGTCAAAATATTCGCCCCCGGCGCCGCGCAGGCGCAGTTTACTAAACATGCGCCATTATTCGCCGGCAACATGGAAACATATTATGTGCCGGATGGCGGGTTCCTCGGTTTCCGTTGCCGTGGAGGAGAGCCTGCGGCAACGGTTGAATACATCAAAGTTTGGAATCCATGATCCCACCATGCCACCACAATGCCCATACGCCAACGAAGTCGGCAGGCTCCAGGCACGCGTATTGATGCTCGAGCGAGAGCTCGAAAAATTGCAATCGACAGCTAAGGTGACCGCCAACACACTACTCGAGGAACGCGCCGCCGAGGGCGGCTACTGGCGCGGCATCAACATATCTGTACGCATCGTCAGCGCGCTTTTGATCGCGGGCGTGCTGCTGGCCGCCGGGAAATTCACCGGTGCGCTGGAGCTTGTTTTTAGACTGCTGAAAATATAGGAGACTCGCATGATTAGAGTAATGATTGCCGCGCTGATTTTTATTGGATTGAGCGGTTGCGAAACGACGCTGAAAAATGCCGCCGATTTTACCAACGCGGCGATTGCAAACGATCAAATCCAATCCGGACAGGTCGGCATCGTGATCAAAAGCGCACCGCTGTCGGACACGGAACGGCTCATGATCGATCATGCGCTCAATGAATACATCGCGTTCGCGGATCGCTGGAAGGCGTTGATCTATGATCTCGACTCTACAACCCCGGCGTTTGCGGTTTTCGCTGCGGATTACAACAAACTCGTCGCACAATATCGCGGCGCGGAAAAGATCGTCACAGCGCACTGGGAAGATTACCCAGAACCGAACCGCCACCTGCTGCTTGATTATCAATCGCGAGCGGAGCGGATGAACGACGCTATCGACAATCTCATCGCGGCAGGGCATCGCTATCAAGCGATGCTCGATGCAATCACGCTCGCAAAAATCCTTGCCGGTGTGGCGCTGCGGACATGATGGAGTTGATAGATAAAGCCGAAGCGATCCGTCTCGGCGCGTTTGTCGCATCCGGTATCGTCGGCATGTTGTATGCATACTACCGTAAATGGTCGTTCGAGGTTGCGGGAGAAGGGCTGGCCGGTTACATGTTCGGAGACGCACACGCAACAGGGCGCGCTATTACCACGTTCGCGGCGATGTGCGCAGGCGCAGGCGGCCTGTCATATCTCGACGGCCTCACAATGTCGCAAATAATTATTGCTGGCGCCGGGATTGGTTTGTTGGTGCCGCAGACAGTCGAAAACAGGAACACGAATGATGGGAAAATTCCAAACGAAACTGCGCGTTGAAAAGCTGGGCGAACGTTCTTGGCGGTTGATCGAACCGCTGATTTATCGATCCGATAACGTCGGGCTGATCGTAGTCGACGCCGGGTTCGTGACCAATTTTGCGTCAGTGCCGCGCCTGCCGTTTATGTTTTTATTATTTGGCGGCGTCGGCGATGAGGCAGCCACATTGCATGATTGGCTGTATCGTAGAGAGCACACGACATCAACCGGCATCGGCGCAAAGATCGACCGAGAAACCGCCGACAAAGTTCTGCGCGGCGTGATTATCGAGTGTCTGACACAAGATGGCGCCAGCTTGTTTCGCGCCAAAGCAACCGCCTGGGCGATGTGGGCAGGCGTGCGCCTTGGCGGCGCTTCGCACTGGGAGGATTGATACGGCATTTTTAATGCCGTATTAAAAAACCATCTTACAAAAAACCTGTTTTTTATTACAAAAACAGGTTACGCATATCTGTAACTCATTGTTTTATTGGTAGGTCGTGCCAGATTCGAACTGGCGACCAACGGATTAAAAGTCCGCCACCCCGCAGGCGACGGATGGACAGCCAATTACGTCCTCTTTGCGGAATAAATCAAAATTGCGTTTAATAATCAACGTACGAAGATTCCCCCTCTCGGCACCAGAGCCACAAATATGATATTACCCACTTCGCTCTAATCCAACCGGAAAGACAGCAAATACAACGATTCCATGCTGTTCTATATTTCCACGGTATTCTATTTTTATCCATTTTGATCTATCATTTCCGCCTGGGTTTACGGAACTTTTACGGATTGGATTACGGAAAAAATGGCATCATTGCGAAAAAAAGGGAACGGTTGGGAGGCTTCAGTGTGCCGCAAGCGGGTGCGCCGGTCAAAGATTTTTGATACAAAGACCGAGGCGTCGATATGGGCGGCTGAGATTGAGAAGGAAATTTTATCGGGCGCATCCGGCAGGATACCTGATAAAAATTTCGGGGATCTGTTGCTGCGGTACGCGGATGAGGTCAGCGTGACTAAGCGCGGCTGCAGGTGGGAAGTCATCCGGATCGATTCGATTTGCCGCGATGAGATCGCCAGAGTACCGCTGGCACAGCTACGCTCAGATAATTTCGCGGCCTGGCGTGACAGGAGGCTGCGGCAGGTGTCTGTTGCGTCGGTGCTCCGAGAATGGAATCTGCTCAACCATGCGATCAATGTCGCTGTAAAAGAATGGCGCTGGCTCAACGAGAGTCCGCTCAAAAATGTGCGGCGGCCGCAGCAACCAAGGGCGCGGGATCGCCTGATTTCCGATGATGAGCTTGAGCGTCTGCTTTATGCGCTCGGTTACGATTACGGAGAATTTACGGAAACGATCTCAGCCAGGGTAGGGGCTGCGCTCCTGTTTGCGATTGAGACTGCAATGCGCGCGGGCGAGATCTGCGGCCTCGTCTGGGGTAATGTCAGCATCGAGAAGCGGACTGCCAAGCTGATCGAGACAAAGAACGGGCACGGGCGTGACGTCCCGTTGTCTGCGGAGGCGGTCAGGATACTCAATCAGGTCAGATCGGACACCCATCTAGTGTTCGACTTGCGGCCCAGCCAAGTCGATTCGCTTTTTCGTAAAGCGAAGAAAATGGCTTTCGTCGACGGCCTGCACTTCCACGACTCAAGGCACACGGCAATCACCCGCCTCGCGGGTAAACTTAATGTCCTCGAGCTGGCGCGCATGGTTGGGCATCGAGACCTGCGGCAGTTGCAGATCTACTACAATGAGTCGGCTGAGGAATTGGCGAAGAAGCTTTAGGATGCACGTCTCGGTTTGCGCCGCTTCTCTACGTTCGCGCGCTGAGAAAGGAACCAATCAATCACCTCTTGAGCGATCCATTTTGGGTTGCCTGAACCGCTTGCCGTAGCCGGTCTGATCGCTCTCGGGAAGGTCGGCATCGGTGCGTAGCTCTGCAAGAATGTTTTAGGTTCGACGCGTAAATAAGCGGCGCACGTTTTGACGTCCCAGGGTGTCACGTTGAGCGGGGTTCTGGGCATCATGTGCGCGGCTATGGACGCGCCCAACTGCTCCAGCAATCTCTGCGTTTCTTGTTGTTGTGGATCCATTATATTTTATCTCCAGCCCGGTGTTTCTGATGGTCAGGCAATCAGCCCGAGTTTATAAATTTTGCCGTCGAATGTCAGGCAATGAGTCCGGTTTTCGCCGGTGCGGCTGTACGATACGTGCACCCATCCTGAGTGCGGATCGCCGGGTTCGTAGTGCTCCAGAATTACCTGATCGAATAGCAGTTGTTTTCCGATCCACCAGGCCAGGTCGTAATTGGATACGCCCGGAATCTCAATGTCGACGGCCTCGCCGGTCATGTGCTGCGATCCTTTCGCGCCACCGATTGCTGCGTTGAGCGCCGGGGAGCGGTAGCCGCTGTTCGGTGTAAACGGCACACCGAATTTCTGTCGGACTGGCTCGAGGATGCGTTTACAGATTATGGTAAGGTTCTCGATCACTTCAGGCGTCGGCGTGTTGTCAATCCCTAGCCGCGCCGCCTCGGGCGATTTAATCAATTCGCGCAACGTGAAATGCTCTGAGAGTTTCTGGTTCAGGTCGGTCATTGTTCCTCCGTTGTTTTTCAGCATGTTGTGATGGATGCTTACATGGTTCTCTGTTGATCGCGCTGTCGGATTATTATGCCAAGACCATTTCGCGTGGCACGAGAGTTCATCCCATGCCGGTCGCTTGCTGCCGTCGTGGTATAGCGGTTGCGTTTGCAGATCGTCCTCGTATGCGACCTGCCCGATAGTTTTACCTGTATTTTCAAAATGGAATATCATTGTCATCAACCCCGCCGCCCGCGCCAGCGCTATCTGGCGTTGATGCGGCATCCCCGCCGGGTTTACCGCCTAGCATTTTCATGTCCGTTGCGATGATCTCGGTGGTGTAGCGTTCGACGCCGTTCTTGTCCGTCCATTTCTTGTTTTCCAGTCTGCCTTCGACATAAACGGAGCGGCCTTTCTTCAGGTATTCGCCAACAATTTCCGCCAGCTTGCGGTAGAAAGTGACGCGGTGCCATTTGGTTTTTTCCTGCTTCTCGCCGTTCTTGTCTTTCCAAGTATCCGTTGTGGCCAGAGCGATCGACGTCACAGCGTCGCCGTTTTGCATGTAGCGGATTTCCGGGTCTTCGCCTAAGTTGCCGATGAGTATTACTTTATTGACCGAGGCCATTTAATTTTCCCTTTTCATTTCACACACTGCGCCGCTTCCCTGACCCGCTCCACCTGCGCTTCCCGGTCGCGTTCGCCCATCCATCCGAGCAGCATTATCAATCCGACGATTCCAGCCACTGCCCATCCTGGCGCGTCGAATAGGCTATTGCTGCGCGATCTGTAGTTTTTTGTGTCGAACGGTATCATGATATTTCCTCCATGGTTGTTTCCAGCAGCCGCGCGATTTCTTCGTGCAATTGATCGGTGTCTCCGTCGTTGATCAAAAATCGGTCGCCGTCAGCGAGGAATAATGCTTGCTCGCTCGCGTGCGTCATGCCGATGTCGTGCGGATTGTTGGGGCGGCGCACATGCCAGATCTCCCCGCCCTGATCGCGGATCCATTTGGCCTCGCCCTCGAAACGAATATCGCTGACTACGATGCCGCGCAGGTAATAGTTGTTGGTTGCCGCGAGTTCGTTGTTCCAGTCGATCTCGCGTTGCGCTACTCTCAGCCAGATGTCGAGGCACAGGTGATGCCGCCCCCATTCCGTGCCCAGTGTTTGCATGATCTGCCGGGGCGATTTGCCGCACAGCATGTCGAGCGGTTGCTCTTTCAGCGCGCGGTCGGTTAATGTTTCCATCGGCACGCCGAACATGGCAGCGATGCCGCGCCGGATCGGGTCGGCCAGCGCGATCTGGCGGAACTCCTGCGTGCTGCACAGGATGCCCGCCACGGTGTCTTTACCGCATCCCGCCGCGCCGTGCAGGCCGATTAGTTTCAGTTTGTTTGTCATGATGTTTGGTTATGGGAGATCCGGTTTGTTTAACTAAGGCGCGCCAAAATAGAACGCCACGCCAGTTTCGGTCTTGATTTTTTCGATCATGGTTTTCGTGGCGTCCTCAATCACTTTGTCCTGCCGGATCAATTCGTACCAGAATTTGAGCGTGCCTTGCGTCACCCGGTAGCGGAGCCGCGCGTCAAGCCGGTATGCCGCGCCGTTCCAAAAAACCGGGATGCCGATGGCGATTTTTTCGAACAGCTTCATCTGCTGCAGCGTTTGTGCGTCATCGTCCTCGACGAAGTTTAATTGCACACCGCCGCTTTGCAGCCGGATTGAGGATTTGAACCGCTTGTCCTGGTTTGCCTCGAATGACACGGCCATTTCCAGCAATTGCGATCCGGTCGGCATACCTTCAACTGAAGCGATGTCCTGCAAGTTTTCTTCCAAGAATGCGGCAAATTCAGCTTGAGAGTATTGGGCCTTGTTCCCGCCGATCCATCGCCGCCATTCCTCGGAAAATACCGGCGTATAACCGGCCGTGTGATCGCGCCATTGCTGGCCGTCGGGCGGTCCGCCGTGGTCGTTGACCAGGCATCTGAATTCGACTTTTGACTGCCGGTAATCGGCGATACAATAAATTGTCGTCAGATCAACGATTTTATGCCGGTTGATGTACGCAACGAAACTGTCCTGTTCGTCGAGCCTGATGCTTCCTGTTTTGCGCTGCGGCACCGGCAGCAGAGATTCGTCGTCTCTCTGTTCAAGCCCCCATCCCGGCGGCAAGGCAATGCGTTTGATGTGTTCATTGCTTCCGATCTCTACCGGTTCGATCGATGATGCCAGGTCGACGATTGCCTGAGTTTCGCTGATTCTAAATTCGCCAATTTGCGATGACTGTTCCATGATTAATTCCCCTGATTGATTGTCTTGAGTTCGCCCTGTCCGGCCTTGTCCACAACCTTCAGGTCAAGGCTTTTCTGGTGCGGGTTGTCCGGCGTGAGGACGCCGTCATCGGTCGCGAATAGAACTGTTTCCATTGGCTCCTCGGCTGGCATAGTGGCTTTAACCTTGCCGGTGATATGCATTGCGCCGTTTTTGACCAGTTTTTTAACGTTGATCGTCAGATCGATTTTTCCGGCCTTGCCGGATTCATTGACTTTTTTTACCAGTTCCTGAAATTTATCGCTTGCCGTGCTGATAAAGAACCCGTTCCCGATGTGGTGCATCGTGTCTGTGATTTGTTTGCTCATGTGACTCTCCTGTTTTTGTTTCCAGTCTAACCGCCGCCGCAAAACCGGCGGTCATGGGCGCTCTGTTCAAGACAGATAATCGGATTGGTTCCGTTGATGCGCTGAACGCCCATGACTGGCGGTTTTGCGTGCCCTATCAATACGCCTGCGCTTACGACTTATGGCGTGTTGATACTGTAACTATAGTTACTTCTCGGCATGATGTCAACTATGGTTACATTTTATGATATGCTTTTAAACTAGGAGGTGTTAACCGGGAGGGTAAAAGCGGTTGGTTATTACGAGTATGTCTACCGGTGGGGCGGGTTGGCGGGCGGAAAAACGACGCCGCTATTGACGGCTCTCATCCGTGCAGACGATAATTTGAGGGGCGCGTAAGAAAAACAGTTAGGGGGTAGAAATGAAGAAAGAAAAACATAGTTCGGACGAAATTAGATTGCGTATGAATCTGATAAAATCAATCAGATTAGCGATCAGGGAAGCGAATATCTTAAATAGGATATTGGATGATCAGCACGAAATGCTATCGAGGAGATCTATGAATAAAGCCGCATAACCATTTATTGGCAACGGAAGAACAAAAAACCCGCTTCGGCGGGGTTTTGTTTTGGTGTTAATTGTTTGTATTCTTTTAAAAGTCATTCCAGTCGTCAGAATATTTTTTATATATGCTTAATCTAATTGCCGGACACTTCTCTAAAAACTAGAAGTGGGGTTATGCCAAAATAATCTGGGGAGCGGCCAAATTGAGGTCTTATTATTTTTGAAAAATCCGCTAGGCCAATTTGAATACCTGGGAGAAATGAAAAATCAATTGGAATGTCGTTGTCCGGAAGTGCATCGAGGATCCCTAAAATATTCCAGCTTCCACTAATAAATGATCCATGTTTTAGAAGTAGATCATCTGTAGAGAGTGATAATCCATCAGGGCGAAGTGTAGACCAGATGGAGAAATCTTCTCCTATAAGTCGCGCCTGAATAGAGCCTGGAAGTGCAGCAAATATTTCCATTGTCAGATTGGCTTCCGTTTTTGTGTTATTGGCCCCAGTAATGCTGCTTATGATAGATTGTTTCAGTACCTTTCCATGAACCAATTTTTGCATAAACCCCATATCAAACATGAATAATTTTCCAGAGACTAGAACAAATTGGCCTATGTGAGAATTCAGGATACTTTTATTTATCAAATCTTTTTGTTCGAGAAAATCAAGAAAAGCTAAGGAATTTTGCCATAATGGATCATATGTTCTTGAAGTGTCATCATTATTAATCTCACTGTTGGAGTATTCCTGTGCAGTCTTACCTTCAACTAGAGCAGGTAACTTTCCAGTTATTGATCTTTCAGAGGAAGCGGTTCGGTTTTGAGACAGTGAATTTGAACTGGTCGAACTTTGGAGATATCCGTTAGGATCGAATTGGGACAGGAAAGAACCTATTCGGTGAACATCATGATAAAGAAAATCATAGACGAAATTTTTTTCCGGAGGGCCTGACTCCTCGTTCGATTTCGGCGCGTGTTCGCTCGGCATTTTTTTTAAATTCTTCCTGTTCTTTTAATATACTCTCTTCCGCGGATTCAATGGAATTCTTAATCTCATCAAGACCAAGATAAGATTTTCCATTTTTGACTGAGAATATTTCTTTGAACATATTCATGATAATTTGCGCGAAGTTTCATTATCGACCAAATATTGGGATTGTTCAACTTTTTATCAGATCAATCTTTGATTAGGCTACTATGATTTTGATTAGGTTGCGGATGTTTCTAATGTGCTCATCATTTATCTCCTGTGCGCGCTGTTATTAGGCGATAGATTGCAGTAGCCGTTGGATAGGCGACAGCGCAATCATTGCGTCCTGCCGCCCCATTTCCTGCGCGATGTCGTTGTATGCAACGGCGCGTAACGGTTCGAGTTCCGGCGTGTCGCCGGTGCGGGTTTCTTCCAACGCCTGCTCAAGTTCGGCATCGTTCATGCCGCTCGATCTGGCCAGCAATGTCTGATAACGTCTGCCGTCGTATTCGTTCAGCGCGGCCTTGTCCGCCGGTCGCACCGCAATCAGCATAGCGCCCGCAGCGGCGAGCAGGATGCCCCCGCTTGCGGTTATCCACGCCGGGATGTTGTCGGCAATCGATGCCATCGTTGCGCTGCCGCCGATGATCGCGAGGAATATACCAACAGTCTGTACGCGCCGGTACAGCCGCGAGGTTCGTTGCGTGAGCCTGATTGCGTAGCGGATCTCTGCCTTCAGTTCGATTTTGTTTTTCATGATCTCTCCGGTTGCGGTTGCGGTTGCGGTTGCGGTTGCGGTTGCGGTTGCGGTTGCGGTTGCGGAGCCGGGACAGGTACCGGGCGCGGCGGGACGTGAGATTTCCACTTGTCGCCAGCAGTGATGTTCTCAATATTATCGTAGCACACTATAACCCCTCGCGCGCATGCAGTTGACTACCATTTGCCGCACCGTCGCGGCTTCGTTCCCGAGTCCTCCGATGCCGCCTCCTGCGGCGCCTGCAGCCGCGAGCGTGCCGATATCCAGGCCAAGGATCGCGCCGAAGATCGCGCCCGTTGCCGCACCGACCGCCGCGCCGCCCAGTGCGTTACCGGCGTAATTGGTGTTATTCTGCGCGATGCTATTGCATACAACCAGATCATTGTGCAGGTTGCAGTTTTTGCAGATCGATGCCGGGTCGACAACGACCGAGTGGAATGGCCTCTCATGCGGCAGTGTCGCGCAACCTGAGGCGGAGATTATTATCAACATAACCAGTATCATTTTCATTTTCTGATTGCCCTGAGCGCGTCTGCAATTCCGCGCGCGATCGATCCTCTCGGTTCGCCATCGGCGTGTAATTGTTTATTATTCTTGTTCGACGGCTGCCATTCGTGCGCTTCTGCGGTGCCGTCTTCGTATACGTAGAGGGTGATGATGTTTGGCGCCACCGATTGGATGATTAGATCGATGACTGATGCATCATGCTGCCTGAGCGTAATATATGCTATGTGCGGATGGACATATAAAATTGTCGCACTCCCATTTTTTACCATGTTTATGCATGTTGCGTTGGTGCAGAAAATTATATTCTGGGTGATTATTTTCCCGACAACGCTCATCGAACCGAGAGCACTGAAAGTATCGCTTGACGCAGAATCGTCCACGGTTCCGTCGCCCCATGAAACGATGACTCTCTTGAGGATATATGATTCAGCGGTAGCTGCCGCAGGCATCAACAGCAACATCAGACACAGGGCGATTGTCAATCGCATCATCATAAAATCCTCCTCCCGGTACTCGTTATTAATCAATCTCCGGTCATTTTACACCGGCAGGATCCCTCGTTGCACCAATCGCTGATCCTAAGCACAGCCCTACTCCCCGTTCGCTTCTCTTTTTGTGTCGTTTCCGTGATTGTCGTTTTCGTGATATTTCGCCCTGGGCTGGCAGACGACATGCACCAGGTCTTGCAGGATGTCCACTTTGCTGGGGTCGACATCAAGGACATCATGGATTATCGGGGCGATTACCAGCGTCAGCTTGCCATCATCCAGCTTGTTGATGTGCTCCATCAATGTTCTCTTGATGTCGGATAGCGGATGTATTCCGCCGCCGGGATCGGCCGCGTCTTTTGGTTTCTTTCCCGTTATCAATTCCTCAGCTGAGAGAGAAAAAACTTTACAAAGGGCCATCAGGTTGTCCAGTTTTATGTTCTCAGACGCCCCACTTTCCCATTTCGAAATCGCCTCCCTGGTGAGGTTTATTCTTCCTGCCAGATCCTCCTGAGTGAGTCCAAGGCTTTTTCTATATTTGCGTATCCGCTGTCCAAAAGTCTCCATGTGAGGATGGTTACATAGATTTGCGTAAATATGGTTTGCTTTTATTTCGTAACCATGGTTACAATATGCATTATGCATAAAACAGACTCACGATTAATTGATGATATGGGCGGGACCGTTGCGGTTGCAACAGAATGCGAGGTTTCGTCTCAAGCGGTCTCGAAATGGCGCAAATACGGCATTCCGAATTCGCGCCGCAAATACTTGCGGCTGAGATTCCCTGATATTTTTATTAAATATGATCTGGTTGGTTGTCAACGCAAGGCGTCCTGAATTTATGAATACCAGATCCGCTCCCGCTCGGCTAAAAGTGTGGATATTCCGGCGAACCGGTGACGAGTAGCTCCCTATTACCGGCGGCTCATTTCCCTAACTGTTATGGGCTGCCGGTTTTTTCGGGCAGGTTTGTTTTGCGGGTTCCCCCCGCATGGCCCTGGCGGCGCATGGTTCATCCTTTCCCAGCGCCGCCGGATAAGTCCAGGTTTGCATAGTGGATGATTTTTCGTTGATTTGAAACGTTTTTTTGTGAGGGTTTAAACATGGGAATCGAACATGTGTTGTATAGAGAGGCGCTGGCGTACCGTGACGGAACCGGGATCAAGCAGTTTGCGGAAGATCTCGGCGCGCGGAACTACCAGGTGCTGGTGAACAAACTCAACCCGAACAACGCGACGCATCATGTGTACGCCGATGAGCTGGATACCATGGTGGCGGTGCTGGATACCGATGAAGTGGCGAAACATTTCGCGCGCGAGCGCGGTTTGATCTGTTTCAAAGCGCCGGATTTCGCCGGTCTGTCGGACGGCGCGCTGATCGATTTGCTGATTGGGCTGGAATCCGAAAAAGCGGAGTGGCTGGAAAAAATAAAAGAGGGCATCGCGGACGG